AACTGTCGTTTCGCCGTTGCTAGATTGACGGAACTCCGCGCCGGTAAAAAGCAGTTCACCCTGGGCGAAATCTCGAAAAGCTGCGTTGTTGGTTTTGTACGTCAAATTCACAAGGGTCAACACATACGCAAAACTTAGTACGCCCTTTGCCATCGTCTTTTCGATCGAAAATTCTAGGCCAGGAATCCCGATCTCGACGCCCTTGACTCCGTTCTGATCGACGTTGATCGCCGATCCATAATTCGCAGCGCCCGAACCGTAGATCGTTGTCCCATACGACTGGGTGATTGTCTGGCTCTTGCCCTGGCTCGTGCCACTGTAGGTGAACAGCTCGATCGCACGAGATTCGTACCCAAAGACAATTTCCCATGCGTTTGGCGCAAGCGGCTTCGCCTTAGCAGTGACCATCTGCATCGCGGGAAGTACTCCACTGGCCGCAATGGTCAATGGGAATGGAGTACTGGGCAAGTCGATGGCCGCTTGTGCAGCATCCTCCGCCTGGGTGTATCCGGTGACGATAGCAATGCGGTTGAAGCTTTTACGTCCACCAATGAGATCGAAGTCCGTTTCGCGAGACTCTGCGGTTTCATCAATGAAGATCGGCAAATGCGTCCATGCACTCATGATTTATTTAGGTCCCATAAGTAGGCGATGGTGATTGGGCGGTGTTCTTGGCGATCTGCGAGAGCAAGTCGTTCGACTTGGCTGACTGATCCGCCATACGATCGAGGGCCGATGTAGTGCCCCCCATCATGCCAGCAGCAAAGCCGGAGAACGTTCCTCCGACTTGAGTGGCGGTAGTCGCCTTGACCTGTTCAACGGTGGGGATTTTCCTGCTTGTCGGAGCGGATAGCGTCTTGGCTGTGTCGACCACGGCTTCAACGGCTTGCCCCAAAGGACCAAGGAAGGAAAGGAATCCTTTTCCTGGTGCGTTTTTGTCGATCTCCGCCGTTTGTGTTTTCAACGATGCTCGGAGATCAGAAATCGATTTGTCAAATACACCAAGGGATTGAGCGTTGCGTCCCTCGCGATCGCTCTTGGTTTGATTCGCCTGGGCAGTGATCCCCTGCGTCATTTGATTGGCCAATTGCAAGCGTCCAGTATTGCCAGTCTGTAGCTCCTGGTCTCGCTTCTGGTTGGCAGTGTCTAGCGATTTCTGACGCGCATCGGCTCGCTTGGCAGCATCCTTGTCCATCTGCATCGCTGCTTTTTCGTAGTCAACCGAACGGTCGATTAGCGAATAGATGTACAGCAATTTCTTGGCGATGAAGTTGACCGTTTCGTCGAACGCACCCTGCAACCAAGTGACTGCCGTTGCGAATCCTTTGGCCAGTTGGGTTGGGATCCCGGCCAGGGTGTTCACGATACCGACGACCATTTCAATCGCACCAATGGAAACCATGGCAGACAGATCCGTCCAAGCGTTCTGGAGCTTGGTGATCATCGAAAGCCACCCCGCATACATTTCCCGAGTCGCGACCCGGAAGACCAATTGCAGGCCGGTCATGGCGACTTGGCCAGCGGCTTGCCATTGTCCGGACATCAAAGCGGTCTTGATGGCGTCGAACACTGGCAGCACAATCGATTTGAGCTCGTTGAACTTGGCGACCAGATAGCCGACCATCTCACCCCCCACTCCCGAGAAGTAGAGGAATGCTCCAGTGGCTGCGGTGACTCCGACGATCACCAGCCCGATCGGGGAAACCATGGCGGTGATCAATCCGACGATCATGCCGAACACCGCGGCGATCGCTCCACCGATCGCAGCTAGGCCGGTCATAGCCACCGAGGCGACGGCCGCAGCTCCACCGAGGGCAAATAGTCCAGCGAGCAGGCCAGCTCCGACCGCAGTCCATTTGGCGATCGTGACAATCAGCTCTTGGTTCTCGCCGATGAACTTGCTGACGTTCGAGACCACGCTGATGATCCGTTCGCCGACTGCGGTCAGCAGCGGCGCGAGGGCCGAACCGATTCGGGTTTGCAGGCCACCGATAACGCCGAACAGCCTGTCGAACACATCGCCGAGTTTAGCGGCAGCGGCGGCATCCTCGCCGGACATGGTTTGCCCAAGGTCTGCTGCATCCTGTTGGAGCTTGCGAATTTCCTCAGCCCCTCCGGAAAGCATGGGGACCAGGTCCGCACCGGCTTTGCCGAAGTACTCCATGGCGGCAGCACTTTTGAGGGCTGGATCCTGGATCAGTGACAGCTTGTCGGCGATCGCGATGAATTGCTCGTCGGGAGACATCTTCTGCAGATCGGCGACACTCAAGCCCAGAGCGGTGAACTTATCCACGGCACCAGGCACGCCGGCTGCTGCATCGGCGATGCCCATTTGCATCTTGCGGACACCCTTTTCAAGCGTTCCGATGTCCGTTCCGGAGAGCTTTGCAGCATAGCCGAGCGAGGACACCGCTTCGGCACTCATGCCGGTTCTCTGGGCCATGTCGTCGACTGCACCGCCAGCGTCGGCGAAATTCTTCGCCAGTGCGACCAAGCCAGTCACAGCGACCGAGCCAGCGATCGCAGCAGGGAGGCTGAGTACGCTCTTGGAAAAGCCGGACAATGCACCATGGGCACCGGTGAAACCTTTTGCGATTCCGGTGCCCATGGTCGTCGCGACGCCTTTGAGCCGTGCCATTGCAGCCTGGACTTGGGCCATTCCTTTATCGAACGAGCCCTGTTTGGTCGCGATCTCGACGTAAGCTTGACCGGCCTTGATGTTACTCGCCATGGTACTACCTCACCGCTGCGATCGAGTTCTTGAACAGCTCGGGGAAATTGGGGGCTTCGGCCTCGAGCGCAGGACGCATGAAGGGCCGCTTGGGGTACCGAGCTCGGCGACGGCGAGTTTCGAATCGATACCCAGGACGCTCGTCATACCTTCGACGGCCGTCGACCCGTCGCCAGTTGGCAGGCTCGCCCTCTCCCTCGATGGAAGCGTATCGGTACTCGCGAATGATCGCAGTCTCGCCCCGCTCATGGAGACCGGCCACGGTGCTCGTGACAGATTCGATCGTGAAGTTGACTTGGTTCAACTGCACTGGGCCTACGATCGTCGATTCGCTTTGGGGCTGATAGGCGAACAGGATCGTCTTGAGCGAGTGCGTGTTGGGCGAGTGAGCCGACGGTGGAGAGCCAGGTGCCGAAGCGGACTTTCGCCGACGCATCGACGAGCGAGCTCGCTTGCGCACAAACGCACCGGCTTTGCTCAAGACTTTGCGTTTCGCTTTTTTCAGCGAGGCAATCACCTTGGGCCGATCAAAGAAAGCTTCGCGGACTTTGAAGGTCACGTTCATGGGGTGAACTTCTCCACAGCAACGAACGGATCCTCGTAGTACACTCGAGTCAATTCGACGCCGGCAGCATTGTGGACAGCCACCGAGTACCGGTACTCTCCGGGCACCAGTCCGCCCGAGGTCGCTCGAGGCATCTCGCACGTGAGCGACCATTTCCCCGATCCGATGTCCGCAGCGGTGCCAGTGACGGCGAATGGGTTGGTCCCGTTGGTTCCACCGAAGTGGACCGTGACAGCACCGGCCGACATGCCTGGGATCGCGGAGATCGTCCAGACGAATGCGGTACCATGGGCCACAAGGTAATCATCGCCGATGACGATCTGGTCGACCGTGCCTTTGGCGGTGACTGGGCCAGCATAAGAGACCTTGCCCGATTGAATCGTGTTGGTTTTGGCGGCAATCACATTCTCGAGCGACAGGTAGCGAGAATGCTCGACTGGAATCACTTGGACGCCAGATGTTGCGGACTCGGGAAAAAAGTCTGCTGTGGTGCCGTTGGTTTCGCCTGCGGTGACATCAAAAAGGTAGTAGCCGTCCTCCATCTCGGTCGGATTGGTATCGGCGAGCGCAGCACGAGCACCGCCGTCGAGCGAGACTCGGCAAGTGATCTGCGCAGCACCGCCAGTCACCGGAGCATTGGTTGTCCGGTTAAAAGCGAAGACCTTGAGTGTTCCGGCAGTGTTTCGGTACATAATTAGGTGAGGGTCAGGAGTCCATTGACTTGGTCGAAGTCGAGCGTGATTGCTTCGCCAGCAAGCAGGGTGATTGAGTCTCCACGGTCGTACCATCCGATCAACGGCTTGGCTGGGCTGGTCTGCGTGTCGTCGTAGACAGCGACGTAACGGAACGGGCCGACAGATCCTCCCGAAGCGGTGATCACCAGGTCAGCCACGGTGAGCTTGTACACTCCACCGGTCTGAGTGCTGCTGCTGGTCGTCAGATTGCGAGTGCTGGCGTTGGTGTAACTGATCTGCGTTAGATCGGCCAAAACCGCATTGGTAGCGACAGGAGCGACGTTGGTCAGTGCGACGGCGAGCTGATCCGATGCAAGGTTAATCTTGCCTTCGGCGACATTTTTGGCGAACGATTGGAACTTGTTGGCTTCGGCCATTTACTGAGGTCCTCGCATCATAAACAGGTAGTAGTAGGGGGCGACTCCAGACGCAGAGTCGCCGAGGTTTGCATCGGAGACGACTAGGATGTACTGGGCACCGTCGGCGGAGATCTTGCGATCGGCTAACAGCGACGCGGCAAAGTTGTCGAGTTGCAGTGCCATCGAGCCAGCATTGAGCTTGAGCGATCGCAGCAGCTCGGCATTGTTGC